AACACGATTTTGAAAACAATAGATATGTCGTACAAACAAAAGCTCTGAAGGATTTAGTTAAGAGTCCAGGATTTACCTGGAACTCTGTAAACGTAGTAAAAATTTGGGCATCTGTTCTAGATTCAGGCGGTAACCCAACCGATAACTACTATGTTGCACTGGATGCCTTGAGATTAGAGAATGTCACTTCTATTAATCCACTATACGGACTGACTGGATACTCTGTTGTAAGATCTCAAGATGCTCTGCCAATTGTCAAGATTGCCAATACTGCGAACCTAGTGGAATTCCGTTTTGCACTAGATGTTGATCTGGGGATAAGCAGTGTCAGTTAAACAAGTAATTGTTGAAAATCAAGATTTTCCACCACTATCTCCAGACGGAGAATACCTATTAAGATATAGGGTTGTTTCGGAAGATAAAAACAGAACCTCTCATTGGTCTCCAATATACAAGGTCGATGTTTCAAATTTTATAGACCCTGTGTCTGGAGATATTCGTGCATCAAACGATTCTTTGGGTGTGTCGGTAATATGGGGCAAATCAGAGCTACAGCAAAAGTATGATGTTTTTGTAAGCTTTGGTATTTACAACGTAGGGACTTCAACTATTGCCTGGGCAGACTATTCTTATCTTGGTTCTTCTAACACAGAAACTTACTCATTTTTGAGGGGATCGACCCATACAGACATAAGGGTAAAGATTCAACTTGCTGGAATAGAAAAGGCAGTTAACCCAGTTCTAAATCTCTGTACCCTTGAAAAATCACTAAGGTAGAGGGGGGGTGTGTTATAATTAACCATGGCTAAAATTCCAACTCCAGATAGGGGACAACCCCTTGACGTTTCTTATGTTTACCAAATTGTAGAGGCAGTCAATGACCTTGCCTCTCAAATATCCTCAGCAAGATATAAGTATGCATCTATAGATACAGCTAATGGAAATGAAAGCACTCTCCTAACAGATACAAAGGTTGTTGCTGGAGAAAAAGTTATCTACCCAACGCTGACTAACGTAACTGCAGAAAGCACTCAATCTTTTTCTTACTCGTTTAAGGGCGAATACAAGTATCCACCAATCGTAACAGTGACACCAGTGCTAATCGAAGGAACCTCTTCTGGCCAGGATGTTTCTGTTGTTATTCAAAATGTTACCAACTCATCAGTCAATGGCATCGTAAGATTTAATACTGGAGGATCTCTGGCCCTCAAGGTGCATATCATTGCTGTAGGTATTCCAGACTAAAAATGGCTAAGAAGCATGGCCCCATGCATATGTCAGAGTATAACTCTGCTCCAGCAATTTCGGGCAACAAAAAGGTATGGTTCTTGAACGGTGATTTAGTTAGGGTTCACCATCTAAATAAATCAAATGGAATAATGTCTGTTTATAACATTATTAAAGATCAGATAGAGAGTTGCTTAATTTCTGACTTTAAAAAGAATCGGGAAAGAGCCTATACAGTTGGGGAGACCGCTTCTCTAGTTAATCGTCATAAAAAGTATATGCCTAGCTTGATGAAAAGAGGGGTCATCCCCTTTCCCACAGGTTCTCAAAAAGGCGGGGATACAGGGTGGCAAGTCAGGTCTTATTACTCTGAATCGCAAGTAAGAGAAATTCGTGATATACTTGCTACCTACCATATGGGTAGGCCAAGATTAGATAAGTTAATAACCAATGATATAACCCCATCACGTCAAGTGTTGACAAGGGGTATGGGAGATGGTATACTGACTTATACGAAAACAGAAGATGGACGATTCATTCCGATTTGGTCTGAATCTATTTAATAGAAAGATACGGGTATGGAAAACGAAAGCACTAAAGTAAAGGTAGCACTAGGCTATACACTAAACCTTGGTAACTTCCAGTCGCTAAGGATCGACCTAGAGGTCTCTGACAGCAAGCGTGATGCTGAAACTACAAACGACGCATTTGAGCGTGTCTATGAGTTTGTTGAGAACAAGCTGGCAGAAAAGGTTAAAGAGGCTTCTGCCGAAATCGAAAGTAGATAATGGCAGACCGCAAAGACCGTATGGCTTTGCTAAGTAGATACAGTAAGCTTAATAAGATAAAGTATCAAGAAAAGCCATTATTAAATTTAAATGTTGAGCAGTGGGCTTCAGATGCCCTCATTGAATCATTTGGCTTGGACATCTGCTATGATATGCTAGAATATTATTTTGATGTAAGCCCCAGCCCAAACTGGAAATATTTTGCAAATTATGCAGATACAATTATAGCTTCTAGAGAACGACTTGTTCAGGATCTAAGAGAGCGATCAGAGAGACGAAAGAAAGCAAAAGAGTGGCTAAGTGAATAACACAGAAGCAAAACTAATATCTGCCGTCTTAGGCGACAAACAAGTACACGTGCTACTGCAGGCTAACGTAGAAAACATTCTGCGTACTCATAATGACGTTTGGCAGTTTATCAGAAAGTATTCTGAAGCAAATGGCATGGTTCCCCCTACAAGCCTTGTCGTAGAAAAATTCAGAGACTTTTCGATTGTTGAAAATGTTGGTGCGACTAAGCATCACCTAGAAGAATTACAGGCAGAATATCTTAACGATAGCCTAAAAGACATCCTTGTATCAACTGCTGCGGATGTTCAGGGTGGCAAAGGCTCAGAGGCACTAGAAAACATAATTACTAAAACCTCAGAGCTAAAAAAGAATACTGCAGTAATTAGGGATATTGATGTAACAGATATTGAATCAGCAGTTGCATATTTTGAAAACGTTCAAAAGCAAAAGGCTTTGGGTGCTGCAGGCATTAAAACAGGACTGCCAGGATTTGACAACTATCTTCCTGCAGGAATTATGCCAGGACAGCTTGGAGTATTTCTAGCTTATCCAGGTATTGGAAAATCTTGGCTATCTCTATACTTTGCAGTACAGGCATGGAAGCAAGGCAAGTCTCCAATGGTTATCAGTCTTGAGATGTCGGAGACAGAGGTCCGTAACCGTGTGTTTACTATTATGGGCGAAGGTCTTTGGTCTCATCGTAAGATCAGTAATGGTGAAATTGAAATTGAAGATCTAAAGCGTTGGCACAAGGCAAATGTCGAGGGGAGACCAGAGTTTCATATCATTTCTAATGATACTGGTGGAGATATTACCCCATCTGTACTACGTGGAAAGATTGACCAGTATAAGCCAGACTTTGTTATCGTAGACTACCTACAGCTCATGAGCCCAAATCAAAAGTCAGAAAACGAAACTGTTAGGATGAAGAACCTTTCTCGTGAGCTAAAGCTTATGGCTATTGGTGAAGAGGTTCCGATTATGGCAATCTCATCAGCTACTCCAGACGACGTAACAAAGCTAGACACAGTCCCTACGCTAGGACAAACAGCTTGGTCTAGACAAATTGCTTACGATGCTGACTGGGTATTAGCTATGGGTCGTGCAACTAACTCAGACATTCTTGAATGCGTATTTAGGAAAAACCGTAATGGTTTTATGGGGGACTTCTTGGTCCAGGCTGATTTTGACAGAGGCTGGTACAAGTACAAGGATTATGAAGATAAGTAGTTATAATGGGTTATGGACAATCTACACCATAGGCCTATTAAGAAATTTTCTTTAGATGGCAACATCTACGATGATTCAGCTATCCCAAGATTAAAAATTGAATACATTAGGCTGCTAGTCTCTGAAATGAAAATTGCGGGGTACGTTCCAAGATTTGATATTGACCCAGACTTCACAATGCGGTATAATGAACATGCAGAAATATTTGAATTTAAATTATCAATATACGGAATATACATAGGAAAGAAAAAAACAGAGTGGATAATAGGACTAGACGGGACAAAAATAATCTCTATTCAAAAGAGCAAATTAAAAGAATTCTCACAGGAACAGGCATAGATGTTGAGTCTGAAGTAGACTCCGACTTTATTATTTTCTGTCCTTTCCACAACAACTCTAGAAGTCCAGCTGGCGAAATAGATAAAAAGACTGGAATGTTTTACTGCTTTTCTTGCCACAAAATTTCAGACCTTACAGAATTCGTAATGTTTACATCTGGCAGAACCTACTTTGAGTCAGTTCGTTTTATTAAAAGCAAAGAGCAAGAGACGAATATCGAGCAGGAAATTGTTAGGCAGCTTCACACAAAGCCAGACTA